AGCATAGACAATATTTTTAACTTCGTTTATGTCTTTTTCTACACCACCTTGTTTTAAGATAGAGTGCATCTTGTTAGCACCTACACCATAGATACCTGATAAGTTTACTACCTTAAAGATGAACCTAAGGTCTTTGTTAACTTCGTTGTATGGTGTTCCTGTAATATCTGCGGCTGATTGTTTATATAAATCAATACCATTTTTAATTTGCTCTATCTTGCCATGTGATTGTGCAAACCAATACGCCAACCTTAACTCAATATTACTTAAGTCAGATGCACCAATCTTATAACCTTTAGGTGCACATATAGCTCGTCTTAGCTCTGATGTTCTAGGTAAGTTTTGCAAGTTAATCCCATCAACGCCTGACCATCGATGGGATACCACTGCCCCCGAATATTTCAGCGGAACAGGAAGTTTACCCCTGTTAGCTATTAAAATAAAGTTTTCTGTACGGGTTTCTTCGAGCGTAGATTTATTGCCAATACGCGCTGCAGCAAGTGCTTGCACAAATGGGTTCTCATGGTCCAATAAATTTTTAAATCCTTCATCAGTCTTTGCAAAAGCATATGTTTCCTTTCCTGTAGTTGCACTAATTTTAGTGGGGGGTGTTACACCTTGTTCAACAAGTAACTCAGCAAACTTAGGGTTACTCATCAATGACTCTTTTTCAACGGTGACTTTAGATAGTAGTTCTTCTTTAGCTTGTTTAACTTCGTGGAGATGTTTAATCAGTAAACCTTTATTAAGTTCTAACTTAGGTTCTGTAAACATACGGATAGTTAAATCAATAAGCTTCATCTCTGGTGCAGTAAACTTATCTTTTAACTCATTAAATAATTCATAGGTTAGTTCTACATCATTAATACAATATCGAGCATACGAACCCATCTCGTGTGATGTAAAATCCAATCTGCGTTTACCCAATGCATCTAATACTTCTGTGCCTTTCTCACCTAAGTTATATAACTTAGATAGATTAGCTAATGATACTGACTCCGTTAAACCATGTAGTATTTGAGCCATACTCATAGTATCAAACAATCCTAAGGGATGTATATCAAACTTCCATGAAAGAATAAAGGCATCGAAACGCATGTTATGTCCCAACACAAAGTGTTTATGCATCTCAAACATATCTAAAAAAGATTTTATTTCTTCGTGAGTTCCTGTGCACCATTTAGTCACACCCTTATCTTTGACTGCAACGCCTATAACTTCAAAGCGTTCGTCTCTAATATATTCTTCGGTGGTAAACTTCTTTAACCCATACTCTTTATCGTAGTATGTTTCGAAGTCAATCGTAATTAGATTAGGCATTACTTACCCCTAACACGAGCCTTGACAGCATGCTCATAGATAGCCGCGATGTCAATAACTTCTTCTGACTTTAATCCTTTAGGTCTGATTTTAATTACACCATGATGTATGGTTACGATAAGGTTACGTTCGCCACGATCAAATGTCGTAGCAGAAGTCTCCCTAATGGTAGGCTTCGTTGACTTTGTTGCCATGTCTCTCTCCTTTTATTTGCGTCTATTGACGTGGTAGTCCCAATCGTCGGCACAATCTTTATCGCACCAACGTCTTGAGTCGTTTAGTTTTGTTCCACAATTTAAACAGATACCTGTTCCTTGTATATACTTAATACCGTCCATCTCCTTACGGCGAATGGCATCTTCAAGTTCTATTCTATCTTGCGTTTTATCTGCATCATCTGACATATTTAAGCTTTTGTAATACCAATCGAATTATGAATAAGTCAAGCACTAAAGAAAAAACATACGGTTCGTCTTCATCTAAAAACTTGAGTTCTAATCCTACCATAACTCCTGATATTAATGCAAGATGAAACACCCACACTATTTACTTTTCCATTTGTCTAATACAGCACGTTTTTCAGCAAAAGTTACTAACCTATTAACATACCATTGTGCTTTCTTTAAATCTTGTAGAGCATTGTCTTTATATCCTGTCCTTGACAAATACTTTAACGCAGTTAATCGTAAATGCCCTGCAAATTCTTCAGGTGTAGACTTAGCCTCCATATAATCAATAGCCTCAATACCACCGAGAGTATAGTGTGGTGGATGATTGACCATATCTTTTACTCTGTTAGCCATGCCTTCGCTTACACGTCTGGCAAATTGATATATTTTATCTGTAGTTATTTCTAATCTGTGTTTTGGTCTTTTTTTATCTGTCATTATTTATCCTAATGTAAAGTTGTATTACTGATATCATTAATCATACCATCATTGTTTAATATGTCTAATGCTTTTTGTTTAGCTATGTTTACATCTTTTTCATTCATATCATGTATCATTATCTGCACAACATTATGAAAATGTTTTTCTATTTCGTGTGCTCGCATACCTTCAGCAATAGCTTCAGCTAATTCATATATTTGATCTTTCATGTAATTATCTCCAATTTATTTTTTAATATTTCTATATCATTTTCGTTTACAACCATAGCTATGCCTTCATTGTCACGTATAGCTTCGAGGTTACGCAGTTGTAGTTCTGTTGGGCGATTGTTCCCTGCTTTACATTCAATACCTACAAATCTACCTCTTACACACGCAACAATATCAGGAACACCTACACTTGAATATGCACCCGCAATAGGAAAGAAGTAGTATATACCTCTCTCCTTTAGCAGTTTAACTACCTGTTGTTTAACCCACTTTTCTTTAACAGGTTGTTTCATGTTGGCATCTCCATAATTCGTCTTACAACTTCAGCTTTCTTGTTATGGAATTCCATAGACTTTTGGGCTAGTATCCTTTGGTCTATTCGTTTTCTAAACGCTGTATCTATTCGTAACATAGCCGCTTTGTAATCTAGATACACTGCATCTGTTGAGTTCTCAGGAATAATAAAGAACTGCCCATCTCTTACCCCAACATTTTCTACAAATTTACTAGGTTCTGCTAGCTTTAAAATGGCAATCTTTTCTTTATCTTCTTGTGACACGATGGGTGAATTCTCATCCATGACGTGAAATATTTTCATATGTTCTCCATAATTTGATTAACACGAGCAAGAATTTCTTGACGTGCGCCTTGACTGTCTCGTAACTCATCAGCAGTAACACCGACTAGTGATTGTTCTAAAGATTGTCTTGCTTTCTCTAGTTTCGGGTCGTTTGTTACATTAAGCCTTGTTAATAGATTTGTCAACTCTAATGCATTATCTACCAAACTATTTCTAAATATCTTTTTCTCATCACCACTTAACCTGTCTATCATATGCTCTAAAGTTGTATGTAGTCTAGACCATGCGTCACTCATAGCGGCTTCGACACGACCTTCATAAGCTTTCTGATATTCCTTCTGCATCTCATCTCGAATGTCGTCTGCTATGTCGACACGGAAATCGTTTGTTTCAGGCACAGGCATAATAGTATATCTCAAGTTAAACTTGTTTGCAATCTTATCTGCATCGGGGTATTCGTTTCTATCAAACAGATTACCTAATTTATATACCATACTATGTATGATGTTAGGATATTGTTGTATAAACGTATTGATACGTGATTTAAATTCAGCTTCATATATACCTAATTGATTTTTGTAATCAAAGAAGTTACTCATAGGCAACAGCCTTGTGCCTGTATCTGACCAAGGTAGTGTTTGTCTACCATGCCAATCACGTATCTCATTGGCTAACTTTGTTATAGCTTCAAGTTGGTCTGAACCTGCAAGGATATGCTTATTATAATTACCTGCCTTGATGGTTGTGTTTTTGTTCACATCAATTTCTTTGGACACATTCTTATCTAGTTTCCTAGCTGTCCATACTGATATGTTTAAGTCAATTAAAACTGCACTGCTTGCTATACTGATACTCATTTTATTTCCTCCTCTACGTTGATAATTTTATGTAATGCAGGGTGATACAATAAATGTTTGTATGTTTCTTCAAAATCTAAACGCTTGTATTTCCATTTAGGTTTCCTGTCTTTAAACCAATCTGTATCTACTAACTGCATCAATACATGATGCAAAGCCCAATAGTCCATACGATATTCTTCACCATTATGGTCTCGAACCGATATTACTGTCCCCCATTTACAAGATAATAGTGATACGCTTTTAGGTTTAGCCATGATTTACTCCTTAATTATATGACATGATGTCGTAAACTTTGACAGGCACTACACCTAGTGTTCTGTTTTGTAAGCCTGTTAAAAAGTCTTCTACTTCTTGTGGTAGTTCTTGTTCTATTTTCATAGATTTTTTAACTACCTTTTTATAATCTTTTAATCTATATGACGTTATACTTCCATTAGCTTTTTGTTCCTCTGCACTTTTAATAGTCTCGTCAAGGGCATCCATATACCATTTTGAAGTATCAGGGTCTAATTTAGCCAATGATGCGGCTTGTTTGATTGTGTCAAAGAAAGGATGACCGTTAGGTATATTCTTCCATCTATATTCATAGTTATCATAAACAAAGTGTGGGAAGTCATGACCTTTTCTAATCCATCTAGCTAAGTGTGCAGTCATAGAGTTACCTCTTGAGATACACCCATTTCTTAATTGCTTAACTACATTTTTAATTTGTCTATCCGTAAATTTATTGAAATCAATATTCATTACGATATCTTCTGCGTATTGCGTTAGTTCATTTGAAATGTTTAATGACATTTCTCTCTCCTTAAGTTATGAACATTTCCAACAACTGTTGGATTTGTTCGATTAGTTATCAATGTGAATTGTCTTACCATGTGGTGATGTGATATGCTTGGATGTAATAGCCCATAGTGTAGGGTATTCCCAATTACCACCGAAGTCATCTTCCACATAACCGTCTGTTAATATAATGATAGCTTCAGGTTGTATGCGTTTATCTTTGATATACTGATTAACACACCCGACATGAGTGCCACCACCCCCTGCAGGTTTTGTTGACTGAACCAACGCTTTGTAGTCGCCTTGATTGTATGTCTCATGTCCTGCAACATGTGTATCCCAATACAACAACTCTATACTAGATGGAGATACATCATCACATATAGCTACAACTTCTGTTAAGAACTCGTTAAGTTCCTTGTCACCAATAGACCCTGATGTGTCAATACCAATAACTACTTGACCAATAGCTTCACCTATCATGCTAGGCATGTATACGTCATACCCAATGAAACGCTTGTGTGGTCGTTTCCATGATGTTCTATCTTTGTTCTTACATGTTGCCGTTACAAAGTCACGCAACTGTTCACGCCAAT